CCTCTCCTCACCGGCAAGGCCGGAACTAGAGACGTGGCGTTAAACCCACGCGCCTAGGTTGGTCCAGGGCCCGAAGAAGGCCCTGTCTCGTAACTCCCAGCGGTATTCACGCCCTTGCCTTGGGGAGGCAGGGGGAGCACCGTCTTCCGGGAATCCGTCACGACAGCGGTACAAGAGGCTTGCGAGGGCCCCTTGAAAGTTCGTCGCCTCGCGGCGTAGAACTGGACTCGCTGTCAACCGAAGTGCCCAAGAGCCATGGTAACCTCTGTCCTCGCGGACAAAGCACGATCTCTGGGCATAATCCCACTCTTCGATTAGACCGTCAGTATCACCCGCGTGAGCAGGGACAAGACAGTTTTGCCGAAGAGACTGAGGGAGCGCTCGCACGCAACTGAGCCATGCCTGGCGCAATCGAGAATCACGGCCGAAGCCATGATTCCTACGATTAGCCAGACGAGCCAAGCCGTTAGCGAGCTTAAAGACCGATGAAAGGTCCTTCGGTACTTCCTTTTGAAGGAAGGGACGGACATCTTGCCCGTAGTAGAAGTCTTTGCCACACGACTCACGGAATGGTCCCTCCTTAAAGGACTTGGCGGCGTTGAGGGTAAACCCACACCACCGCAGGACTTCCTCCAGCAAGTCGTAGGCTTCGACAGGCACTACGATGTCGTCACCGTAAACGCAGACCTGATTAGGGTCCGCGCCGGTGTTGACACACGCCGAGACTGATAGAGCCCAAAAGATCAGGGTCTCAAGCTCGAACGTAAACCCATTCCCCATAGAGGAGAATTTAGCGTAGTTTAACCACTTCCCATCGATGAATCCCACCTTTGACCGGGTGAGGTCCATCGGGTTGTACCACTCCTCCGGAAGGAGGTGTGAGACGAGTCCCTTGGCGACAGTGTCGCTGGCGGACGAAAGGTCAATAGTCGCTAGCCTTCCAGTTGCGGAGCCCTCACGGGCGGCGCGTTGGTTAGCCGTCTGGTCGTCTAAATCGATCCACCGCCTCTTCAGGCGGCGGCGCACCATCTTGCCAATGCCCAGCTGGGCATAGACATTCAAGAGCGGTTCGATCGCGATGGACCTATCGGTTAAGGCGGTCTTAGGCACGAATGTTACACGGTTGCCTGGGATCAGAGCGAGTTCCTCAACAGTCACGAAAGGATGGAATCCCTCCACTTCTGAATCAGTAACGCTCCTAGCCCATGCGGGCGAACTCATCACGAGTCTGGCACCGAGTTCCGCCATGTCTTTCGTACATGACGGAGTGACCTGCAGCTTGTCGTAGACAGAGGTTAACCCTCGTACGGTCGGGTGGTTGAACCCACCAGGCCCGTGACGACAGCTCATAAGCCACTCCCGAGCATCGAACGGCCCTAGGCACTCTCTGATTTTTCGCTGAGCAAGCGTAATTACTTGCTCAACGCTAACTGCGGACCCTACCGGGCCCGGGTTAGAGAGGTACTGGCGGAATCGCCGATTGGTCTCGGCACACTGCGCTTCTGCTGCAAAGAATTTCTCCTTCGCAGCACCTTCCCGATCGAGACTTGGAAGCTCGAACGGCACCTTGCGCAAGAACGAAATGACCTGATAGTCATCCCGGAAGCGGTTGGCATCGTTATAGTCGGAAGGCTTCACGGAGCGCTCAAGCAGCTGCTTGATCTCCCCATGACGTAGAAGGATCTCACACGAGAGTGAGACAGGTGTGTTGAGGGCTTCAAACAAGTCACTAGCAACCTGTTTCAGGAATCCCTCGGGGTGAGGAACCCTGAACGCTTCTGCGCTCGCGCGCAGGTTGCCGAGCAGCGCCTTGCGGCGCCGTTTCTCGTTCGGCACGGGGATAGCACCCCGTGACTTGTCGACAGACAAAGTCACATCTAGCTCCTTGTAGACAAGAGAGTAGGCCACCGTAGTGACCCGGAAGCGGCTCGCGCCGCGGAAGGGTCAGGTCGGGATGGCGCCGGATTCCGCGGCCGTCTTGACGATGGCTTGGGAAACCAGCTCCTTGAACCGTGCGTAGGCCTCGTCGGCCTCCGCGACGGAAAGGTTCGCCGGACGGAGAATCTCGAACTTGAAGGTGAGCGTGCCATCGAGAGCGCCGGTCGTCCCGTTGATGACGGGACGGGTCAGCACACCGTTGGTACGGTAAACCCCTCGAGCCTGATCCGTCGGAATCTTGCGACTCAGACGGGCCCGGCTGGTGCCCAGGATCGACGTCGCGCCCGCTTCCGTCCACTCCACATCGTCCGGCCTCACGGCATAGACGTTGTAGGTGACGTTCGCGGCGGCGTTGTTCTTGAGCGTCAGATCGGCAGCTGCTGCCATTTGTAACTCCTTACACGTTGGAGGATTAGCCCGACTAAGAAAACCGTCGGGAATTAGAGCGAATCAGAGCCAACCCGGAGACCAGTTTCTGCCAACTAAGGCTCGACTGGACAGGTGGATGAATCGCCAGTGGGTCGACAACATAGCTCGATCGCTGATAGGCTCTATAATCACCGAAGACACTGCTCCCGTACGCTGTGTATGAGGTTCCCCCCACCACTTGCGCCGGAAAGGTAGCATCTCTGGTAAACGCCAGAGTCTTTTCAAACGATTGCATGGATCGTTGTACGGTGATACCATGCAAGGCCGATAATCCCTTTAACCAGTCCCCGACTGAAACGAACCAGTCGAAAACGAAGCTGAAAGGAATCACCTCCCAGGCATACAACAGAGGGTTTGTTAGACCTATCTGCTGCAGTTGGTTGAAGCGCGGGTTGGACACCTCGCACCACACCTTCACCTTGCACTTGCGCGCATAGGTTACCGTACGCGTCAGGCTAGGCCACCCCTCGAGAGCTCCGCTCTGGTTCACGCTCATCTCATCGATGCTCGTAGCCACAACGGAGAAGCGAGGCGGTCGTCCCCCTAGCGTCTGCTGAGCGAAGAACTCAGCTGCACCTTTGGTTTCCAGTAGAAGCGGCGTCCAGCCGTACTTATACTCGAGCCACGTGTTGTGACGTGTCCCTTTGGTTAACCCAAGATGCTTGGCAACTGCTCTAAGGTTGCCCTTCCGAAAACTGCTATAGGCCTTGAACAGCCGATTAGCGCGATCTAATATCAAGTCGCTTGTTTTGGAAGCCTCCTTCAAGGCAACAGCTACGTTAGCCTTGGCATCCGCAATCTTATTGAGCGCTTTGAGAGCGACTTCATTAATCTGAGCAGACTCAGAACGAACATTGCTGTTCGCGATTGCGGCATAGTCGGTAATGAAGAGTAACAATCCTTCACTATCACGACCATCGAACGTCCTGCTCACCAGAGCTCCATTGGAGACGTTGGTGCCGGTTACGTCAATCATCTTCGACTGACTGACCCGCCACCTTTCGTCAACGTAGGAGTTAATGGGTAGATCGTTCTTCGGGAGAGACGAGTAGTTGGGTGTGCGGACCCAGTTCTTTCGCCGGCCCTTGGTGAACACGCACCGCGTCACGGTTACCCCTGAGGGGTAGTTAGTACCGATGACGGCGTTGCTTGGCTCCTTGGACTCGGTTACGGGCATGGTTCCACCTACTCGATTTCGTCGTTATCCTCCGGCCGATCCAGCAAGTCGGCGTAGTCCGGGAAGCCCAGTATGGGCATCCAGAACTGACACCGGGCGCATGAGCACAGTCGCGGATGGGTCTCCGAGGAGATATTCCACCCGTAGCTGTATTCGAGCCACGGCAGTTGGTTAGGCTGCGAAGAGTTGCTGGGCATGATAGACTCCGACAGATGAGAGAGCCCCCGGGGAAATCCCCGG